CTCACCTTCTTTTCAATAATTATTTCTTTCTTGACTTTAGGGATTCTCTATTTCGCGAGGTGGAACCTGGCGGATGGTCCAGGTGGTGAATCAAACCATGCTAGACCAGTGATGCATGCTACTAACAGCTTCGTCATGCGTCACTACGGGCCTTGAGTCGGCAAGGGAACCGCGCAATTACAATTCTCGCAAAACAGACGCCAGCGGACCGAATTCCAAAGTCTGCATGAGGCTGGCCGTCTGTAACACTTGCCACCAAGAATACAACGTCTTGGCAGTCCACCCATATCTCTCGAGAATAATGGACATGGTTTCAGGGTGGTAATGGATGGTTTTGGTGTTGTGATCGAGTATGCGGCAATTGAGAAATTCTCCGTCGGACAGGGCAGGGACATAGGTCCATGAGCGAGTGTTGACGACTTCAACGTCGCCGATCAGCTCCAAGGTCCTGTCGAAGTATTCCCTCAGAATGGGTACAAAATGCACCATACCCCAAATACCCAGGATGTTCCCCCGCAACTGGCCCAAAAAATTTTCTTGAGGGCGCATCAACCACGGAAAACGCCGCAGGACGCGCCCAGGTTTGAGCCCGGTGACGGGGTTCAACTGACCTAATACGGGCCAGAAGAACATGGAACAAAAGGAGGGGAAGGGGTCAGGGGATAATTCGAGCGTGCACCCGAGGTCAGCGACGACTTGCAAAGTTCGTTGCTGGCGAATCACCCTAGCTAGCTCCCGGGACATAAGGACCAAGCTATCATCACCACTTGCCAAAATGCGATAGTGCTTGATGAAAGTTGAAAACTTCATGCGTCTAGACACTTGTGAATAGTACGCATAAGTCTGTATTAACACGTTCCAAATGGTGTTCAAACAGTAAGTGTACGTGTTGCCTGAGTCCATAGTCCCAGTGACACGGAAACCCAGACCAAACTCGTCACGGGAATACCCATAACGGTCGTGTCTTTGCCGAAATGCCCAAAGGGCTTCAGCTGGGGCTCCAAACTTGCGCGCGAGAAAACAAAAATACATAAGGGCGCTAGTTGTCACAGTCGCATCAAAACGAGCAAAATCTCCCTCAACCACGATTGGGAACTGGTCGTACCACCGACCTAGCGCAACATTCGTCCGTGCGCATCCCATTGAGCACCAATTATCTAGATCCCACACCTCGTGCAAGTGTTCTTGGAAAGCGTGAACCCACGGTCCCGTCATAACATTGTACTCAGGGCAGGTGGGTTGTATTATTCGCGGATCTTTAGCAATTTCTTCAACTTCGCCTGGTGTGTCGTCATATTCCCAAATCTGAAGTTCGGACTTGACGAACACGCTGGACGTGTTAAACTTGATCTCTTTTCGAATTTCGCTATCAGTGTGGAGGTCAAGATACCTGCGGGCTCGCTTTAGAGTCTTCTGTTGACCAGCAGGGAAATTGGTGAGCCAAACCTCAAAAGGTTTGGGCAAAATCTCAATGACCTCACCAAAAATGAGGTCGAAGTGGTCGCGGGCCCAACGAAACAGGGCCGCCTCTACTTCCTCGACCACTGGAGGCCCAGCGCGCAGGCATCGATTGACGATGCCAGCCCGTAGGTTGGTCCAGGTGGTGTTAAAGAGAATAGGGGGGGGAGCGACTTGAATCCCGTACAGCCGCGCCGCCACAGTGTTTCGGCGACGCTCAGCCCGGGATGGGAGTTCGCGTTCGGGCTTATCGAAAAATTGGTGCATGTCACTCATGCGCGAGAAGTCCGGAACGGAGTTTGTTTGCGAAAAGAACAGCTTGGGCCGGCGCGGATCATCCCACGCAAGCGGCCCACTTACGAGGGGTCGTTTGCGCAGTCCACGCACCAAAGCCCAGGCGAGGGCGATAAGAACATAGGTTGCTATTGTTTCCAAGGTTTCGGCACCAACGCCATCAAGGCAAGTGCCGGTTCAACAACCTGTATCCCCAAATCGACCACCAAGGGTCGAAAAAGAAAATCGACGGCGCACCCGACCCCAGCCACAAACAAGCCGGTGGTTAGGTACGTCGCAACTTTCTTGCCTCGCCTGGTCAGCCCAGGCTTGTCCGCCGCAACGCGCGCAGTGGTGTTGGCCATGATCATCGCATCAGCATGCTCAGGAGCTTGGTGTCGGATATTCTTGGCAGCAACGCGCCAATAATCCTCAGTGGTGCCCACCATAGGTACTACCCGGTTAAACGTTTCATAATGCACGAAATCAAAATTTCGCACATAAGCTCGGGGTCTAAACCAAGAGGTGGTGGCAAACCAAAACTGTCTGAGCAGCCGGTGATTGACTAACAAAGAAGGATAGGAGAACGTTTGATACAAAACTATCATACCATCATCAAACCGTTCAAAATCAGGCCTCTCACCATCCCACTCAATAGCTTTGTCATCTGGGACTTCATAAGTCCGTTCAGAGAGGGCGGCAGGCCGATCTTCCAACGTACCACGCGCGTCACTCGCACGCACCAAAACGAAAGGCGATGCCAGGTACAACACAGCATAGGGGACGGACTCATTTGTCCTAACCCGTCTCCACGTGACGGAACTGCCCCCGCTGGAAATGCGCAATGTGCACTCGGAGTGCACGGCATATTCCAACTTTTCATCCCCCAGTAAGGCGCTCCCAAACAGTCGCTGACTGTAAGGGACTATGGCATATTGCGCCTCAAATCTCTCCAGGAGTTGATCTGTGTGTGGTCCCAGCACCACTCTGCCTTCAGTCGTTTCGAATAAGTGATGATCACCGCTCGGGTAGGAGTGCAGAACACCAACGTGGTGTTTGCTCAACACTGCCTGGGCGGCACCCACAATAACATCGAAGCACGATGGTGGCGTGACGTAATTGCGTTGCACTGGGGTGTAGTGTGCGCGCCCCAGCGCATCTGAGGGCAAATTGTGCCCACAGTCGGCACACCTAGGTGGATAGGTCAAACCCACCAGGCGCCGATGGGCACAAACACTGGCCACAGTGTCGGTGCCCTTGAGCTCGTGCAGCTCATCTCGAGGCTTTTCAGCCTGAATTGCTGGATCATCCAGCTCAGGGGGAGCGACCCCCCGTCCCGCTACTTGGTACGTCCTAACATGGGATCTGCGGTGTGCACCGCGACCCCGACGTCCCGCGCCGCGTGGCCGGCGTTCGTTCGGTTCATCGGAATTCTGGCCCGAACGATTGCCCTTTCCTTTTATGCCCTTCATGGAAAGGTGTGACCGTGGTACTTAGTGTTTGTGTAGTGATGCACAGGTCCTAAGACCCATCCTGCGCCTTGTAAGTGAAAATGCGTAGCATTTGTCCCGGAACAACTGAATGCTCAACGGGGTCACCAAGGCGCAGGAGAC